TGCGGCAGGGGCCGTGGAGGAAGAGGTCATCGAGGACGAGGGAAAGGATATCCTCACCTTCCGGATCAAGTTCTCCTCGGGCAACAAGATTGTGGCCCTGTCCTCCAGACCTTCAAACCTGCGCGGCAAGCAGGGTCGGGTCGTTATCGATGAGGCTGCTTTCCATGATTCCCTCTCCGAGCTGCTCAAGGCTGCCATGGCGCTTTTGATGTGGGGTGGCCAGGTCCGGGTGATTTCCACCCATGATGGCGAGGACAATCCATTTAATGAGCTGGTCAAGGATATCAGGGCCGGCAGGAAACCCTATTCCCTGCACCGGGTCACCTTTGACGAGGCCCTGGAGGCCGGGCTCTACAGGCGGATCTGCCTGGTGCGCGGCCTGGAGTGGTCACCGGAGGCAGAGGCGGCGTGGCGGCAGGAGATGATCGACTTCTATGGGGATGATGCCGACGAGGAGTTGTTCTGCATCCCGTCCAAGGGTGGCGGAACCTACCTCACCCGCGCCCTGGTTGAGAACTGCATGAGCGACGAGATCCCGGTGATCCGCTATTCCAAGCCGGATGAATTCAAGTTCGCGCCTGAGGAAATCAGGATTTCCGAGGTTGAAGCCTGGTGCGAGGACACGTTGTTGCCGCATCTGGACGATCTGGAGAGCGGCCGGTTCTGCTACCTGGGAGAAGACTTTGCACGCTCCGGCGATCTGACCGTAATCACTTTGCTGCAGGAGCGGCAGGACGCGACCTTTGCGGCCGCCTTTGTCCTTGAGATCCGCAACATGCCATTCAAGCAGCAGGAGCAGATCGTTTTCTACATCATCGACCGTTTGCCAAGATTCGGGCACGGCTCTTTTGACGCCAGGGGCAACGGCCAGTACCTGGCCGAGGTGGCGGCCCAGAAATATGGCGCATCCATGATCAGCGAGGTCATGCTGTCGGTTGCCTGGTATCGGGAGAACATGCCTCCCTACAAGGCCGCGTTCGAGGATCGCTCAATACTTCTGCCCAAGGATGCGGACATCATCGAGGACCACCGGGCCATCAAACTGGTCAAGGGCGTGGCCATGCTGCCGGAAGGGAAAACCGGCAAGGGCAACCAGCAGCGGCATGGCGATTCGGCCATTTCCGGGGCCATGGCCTGGCATGCCACCAGGCAGGAGGTCTACGTGGACACCGAGATCCTGACGGCCGGCCGGCCGGAAACGGCAAGCATGCTGGCGGGGTATTGATATGGCCGGGCTGTGGGTATCACCAAGCAAATATGTGGAGTTTGGCGAGAATGCCAACCTCAAGACATTGGCCATGGAAATAGCCTCCCGGTCGGACGCCTGGGATTTTTCCGAGCTGATCGGGATGCTGCCCGATCCTGATCCCATCCTGCAAAAGCGTGGCGACGGCGCCGAGATCCTGGACACGCTGACCAGCGACGGGCACGTCCTGTCTGTCATCCAGACCCGCAAGATCGGCACGCTGAAAAAGGAATACCGATGGGAGCCGGGCACGCAAGATGACAACACGACGCCTGCATCGGAAAAGCTGTGCGCCCAACTTGCCGAGGATATGGAAGGCATCCGGATGCATGACATTATCTCCGAGCTGCTCGATGCCCCCTATTTCGGAATGACCCCGGTCGAGCTGCTCTGGGAACCTGGAGATGGGCGGATAAGGTTGAAGGATCTGCGTGCCCTGCCCCATCGCTGGTTTGGCTTTGACGAGGAGAACAGACCTCGCTTCAAAAGCCTGGACAACCCGGATGATGGCGATGAGCTGCCCTGGGGCAAGTTCGTTTTTGCCCGCCACTTCCCGACCTATGACAATCCATATGGACTGCGCCTGCTGTCCCGCTGTTTCTGGCCGGTCATGTTCAAGAAGGGCGGCATCAAGTTCTGGGTCACCTTTACGGAAAAATATGGGATGCCATTTCTGGTGGGCAAGTATCGCCAGGGCGCCACTGAAGAAGAGAAACAGACCCTGCTGAACGCGCTGGCCAGGATGGTCCAGGACGCGGTTGCCGCCATCCCGGACGGCAACGTGGTGGAGATGCTGGGCGGCACCGGCAAGACCGGTGGCAGCTACCTGGCATTTGAAAAACTCAAGGATGCCATGGATGCCGAGGTTTCCAAGGTCATCATGGGGCAGACCCTGACGGCCGAGGTCGGCGACAAGGGCAGTTATGCCGCCAGCAAAACCCACGAGCAGGTGCTTGATGATTACCGGGAGAGTGATCAGGCCCTGGTCAAGGCCACCATGGATGAGCTGGCATCGATTTACGCGGCAGTCAATGCGCCAGGGGTTCCGGCCCCGCAGTTTGTCTGGTTCGAATCAGAGGATCCACAGCAGGATTTTGCCGAGCGGGACAAAACCATTACCGAGTCCGGCCAGGTGCGGTTGACCAAGAGCTATTACATCCGGAGATACGGGTTCCAGGACGATGACATTGAAATAGTTGCCCAACAGGAGCCTGGCACGGGGGAACCGTCACCTGGGGAAAACGATTTTTCGGAACCAGATGGATTTACAGCCGAACAGCAGGCCATAGAGGGGCTGGTTGCCGGGGCCATGGCAAAAGTTGACCTGCGGGACAATGAAAAAATGATCCTGCAGGCAGTACAGACAGCGGCGTCATATGAGGATGCCATGGAGCGGCTGCTTGAACTGTATCCGGACATGGATATGAGCCGTCTGCAGGAGATTGCCGAGCAGACAATGGTCGCGGCTGAGCTGTATGGCCGCAAGGTGGTTCAGGATGGCGGCAGTTAAGCTGCAGCCATTGCCCATGAAAGAGGCGCAGCGGTTCTGGCGTGACAAGGTCAAGCTGGGCCCGGGAGAATTCAACAAGCTGTCGGCAGAGGCAAAGGTCCGGGCCTTTGCCGTGTCCGGGATTGCCAAGGGCGACGAACTGAACACCGTCTTTACCGCTCTGCAGCTGGCAATCGACAAGGGGATCAGCTTTGATGAGTTCAAAAAGGAGTGCGGGGATATCTTTGAGCGGCGCGGCTGGACCGGAAAGCGGGCCTGGCGGGTAGACAATATTTTCCGGACCAATATCCAGACCGCCTACAACGTCGGTCACTATCGCCAGCTCATGGATGACGTGGCCATATTCCCATACTGGCAATACTCGGCCATCAATGATTCCAGGACCAGGCCGACGCATCTCGCCATGGACGGGCGTGCCTGGCCAGCTGACCATCCGGTCTGGGACATCTGGTTCCCGCCCAACGGCTACCGCTGCCGCTGTTCGGTTATCGGATTGACAAAGGGCCAGGTCAAGACCCGGGGCGTCAAGGTCGAGGAGACGGACCCAACCGGCAAGTTGATAGAGCCCATTGACCAGGCGTCCGGGAACAGGATGCCAGCCAGGCCGCTGATCCCTGATCCTGACTTCAAGCACAATCCTGGCAAGGAGTATTGGGCCGGCCTCGGTGCGTCGCTGACATCGAAGCTGGACGCATGGCCAAGGCCAATAGCAACGCTTGTCCTGGGCGACCTGATAGGCAACGGCGCCTTGTCGAACTGGCTGAAAGGGCCAGAGGGACGTTTCCCGGTAGGTCTGCTGGCCGAAGACCATGCCAAGATAATTGGATCACAGGTGAAGACCGTATCCCTGTCCGCCGAGACCGCGTTGAAGCAAAAGCGGGTTCATCCTGAGCTTACCCCAGAGGAATACGGTTTTGTTCAGGATGCCATTGACAGTGGAGAGGTCATTCAGGACGGAGACAACGCGCTCATCTATATACTTGAGAACGCTGGCTACGTAACGGTTGTGAAAGCGACCAAGAGCGGCAAGGCTGTTTATTTGACAAGCCTGCGCCGGCTGAGCCGCAAGGAATACAAAAGGAAGCGTGAGCTTGAACGGCTGCGGGGGAAGGGAAAGAAGTAAGGCATGAGGCAGGGCCTCCCATCCCGGAAGCCCGGGGAACCCTGCATAATGCTCCGACCTGACAAGGTCGTGCCACGGCCGGGAGAATATCACCGTGTCACACATGCCTTAAGGGAAAGATAAGCTTTTTGGTGGAGAAAATCAAGAAACGCTCAAAATGGCCTCTAAAACGAATTTCAGGACCCTTGCGACCGGATACCAGGACTGGCCCAGGCCACTTGAATACACGGAAATTTAAACGGGTTTTAAAAAGGGTTCCTGTTTCATGGGCGGATTGATTGTTGAGATACACTCGGAAGAGCTGCGGCGTCACCTGGAAAAGGTAGCGGACAGGATTGGCAACAAAGCACTGCTTGCGGCCGCCGGATCCATTGTCAGGGAATCGGTCCGGACCAATTTCGCGGCCGGGGGCCGGCCAACAAAATGGAAGGCCATCAAGGCAAGGGACGGGCAGCCGCTTCGTGATACCGGCAGACTGCAGAATTCGATCACCAGCCAGGTGTCTGGAGATGCAGTCTACGTAGGCACCAATGTCAAATACGCGGCCGTGCATCAGTTCGGCGCGAAAAAGGGAAGTTTTGGCACGGTTGTCGCCCGGGTTCGCGAACATCAGCGGACCAGGGGTGGCAAAACCTACACGGTCCGGCCGCATACAAGAAAACAGCGTCTGCCCTGGGGCGACATTCCGGCCCGGCCGTTTCTGATGGTCCATGACGAGGACCGGGTCGAGATAGAGGCTATCCTGGCAGACTATATCATCGAGGGGAAACGGATATGAGCAAGTGGTTCGAGATTTTCCAGGCCGGGCGGCACACATCGGCCAATGGCCAGACCAGGGAGTGGACCGAGGCTGATCTGGACAAGATGGCGGCAAGCTACCATCCGGACAAGCACGAGGCCCCCATTGTTGTCGGCCATCCAAAGGATAACGCGCCGGCATATGGCTGGATCGAGCAACTCAAGGTTGTTGGCCGCAAGCTGCTGGCCAAGCCGAGGCAACTGGAACCGCAATTCGCGGAAATGGTCAATACAGGCCGGTTCAAAAAACGTTCGATATCCGTCTACCCGGACGGGACTTTGCGGCACGTCGGTTTTCTCGGCGCTCAGCCGCCAGCGATTAAAGGGCTGAAGGATGTGTCCTTCAGTGATGAAGAACAGGAAATTTATGAATTTCAGGACGTGGAGGACACGATGACTGAACTTGAGAGACTGCGGGCCGAGCTGGCTGCCGAAAAAGAAGCCCGCCAGGCTGCTGAAGAGGAAGCAAAAGATTTCAAGGAAAAGGCAGAGGCAGCCCGGAAGGACTTTGCCGAGGCCGAGAAAAAGGCCCGCCGGATCGAGGTTGAGAACTTCGTGGAATCCGGGCTGAAGGACGGCAAGATCCTGCCTGACTGGAAGGATGC